GGAACAGGCAGAGCCGACGGAGATTCCGTCCGAGGAGTCAAACGCCGGTGTTGCGGTGATCTCCTGCACATAGTCCCCGTCCAGCTCCGTCTGGCCGTTAAATATGACTTTGCCTTTGATTTCCCGGCCATAATCTGCAAATGCGGTGTGAAACGCGGTTGATACCCTGTACATCGCCTCACCTCTCCACAAAATTCATGGACAGCCCGCCCCACAGCCATTTCCCATCGGTTTCGGGCCGCATGATTGGCGATGACCGGTCGCCTACGAAGCACGTCATAGTGCGGTCGGTGCCGGTCATCGCATCGGGGTATGTAAGGCTGAAAAAAACATCGTCCACGGCTTGCAAAATCTTGGCCATTTCAGCAGAGACGAGTGGCCGCCAGGAGCATTCCAGCTTGCGCTTCACGGCCACGCGGTCGCGGAACATATAGCCGTTCTGGTTTCTGCCGGTCCCATCTGCGTCTAGGTCGGAAATGTTCCATTTCAGTTCATCCGGGGCCGGGAGAGATACCACAGCCCCGGATTTCTTTGTTACCTTAAGTACTTCCATGCGTCACCTCACGTCAGCAGCGGGCTTTTGCCGTTCATGCGCACCTGGGAGTTGTTTTCCCGCACCATCTGCCGGAACATCTCCTTGCCGTCCATTTGGACAATGATGGTAATGGGCCGGTCGCTGCCTTGCCCTAGCACCTCCGCAACGGCCTGTTTGATGGTGTCCAGGGGGGCCTCAATGTTGGTGCCGTGCTTCTGGTCGCCCAGTACGGCCAAAAATTCCCGGTTTGCTGGGATCACCGCGCCCTGGGCCAGGCGAGGAATGTGGACATTTCCCCAATTGACCCGCCCAATGTTCACGCCAGGAATCTTGTTTAAGATGCCCGTGATGCCATTCACCATATCGCTTACGCCGCCCAGCACCCAGTTGATGCCCCGTTCAATACCCGAGATCAAGCCGTTCATAATGGTTTTCCCGAGGTTCAGCCACCAAGCCGCAGTGAATACGGGAGCGATATAGGAGTTCCAGAATTCTTTGATTTTTTGCCAAACGTTCTTGATTTTGTCCCGGATGAAATCCCAATTTGGTGCAATGGCCGCCGCCAAACTAACGCCACCGGCAAGCAACATCCCAATGCCCAAGGGTATTCCTACGCCCGAAAAAATAAGCATAAGCCCGAGGACAACAAGAAAACCGCCGATCATAGCAAGAGTTTTGCCAAGAGGGCCACGAAGCGCCTGTGTAATGCTATCCCAATTGGGCGCAATTACGGAAAACTCAAACATGGCGCTTCCGGCAACGATCATGCCAATGCCCACAGCCATCATACCGGGCACAATTGCCAGCAAAAGGCCAAATACGACAATATAGGGAGAAATTTCGCTGAATATTTTGGTAAGTCCCGATGTCAAATTTGTGCCGAGCAGCTCCCAGTTCGCGGCGACTTCGCCGACAGCAAACAACGCAATACCTGCGATAATCAAGCCAATACCAAGGGCCTGCTGCTTGGGGACAAACAGTAGCACAGCGCCAAACAGGGCAATGTAAGGGGAAATATCGATTAGCATATTTGCAAGGGCTCCCACAAGGTTGGTGCCGAGCAGATCCCAGTTTTCCGCCACTTCGCCGACAGCAAACAACGCAATTCCCGCAATCAGTAGTCCAAGGCCCCACGGTATATTGCCGGTCATCATAAGAACCACGCCGAGAATTGCAATCATCGGGCCGATAGCAATCAGAATCTTTGAAAGACCAGTTTCCACAAGCGTCTTTGCTGCTTCTCCGCCGTCGGATGCATAAACACCGTATACTGTCAACGCGCCTGCAACCATCATCGCAATGCCTACCCCAACATGGCCGGAAAAAGTAAGGATTGCTCCAATTGCAAGCAGCGCAATGCCTGTCATTAGGGCCATTACGGCATTTACGCCGCTCCCAATATCACTATCAAAATTAACTGCATTCCCTCCGCTTTCGCTCCCGCCTCCTGCGTCGTTGCCGCTTATTATGTTAAGCTCGTCAAACGGTGCCAAATACTTGCTTGCTTTTTTCGCTGCGCTCCCTACACCCTCGATGGCGTTTTGTTGATCGTTTAGGCTTTTTGCCGCTTTTTTCGAGGCGCTATAAGTTGAGCCAAAAAGCAAGGACAACAGACGAGACGCGCCGGTCAGTGTATATGTGATGATTTTTGCCAGGGCCGTAAAGGCGGGGATCGCTATATTGGCAATCGGTTGCGCTAGGGTGCGTAGCTCGCCTTTTAGTCGAGCAAATGCATTCATAGCATCATCATTCGTCTGTATGGCAGACCACATATATTGCTTAATTTCCCGCAGCGCGGCGGTAATAATTGTGAATATAAATACCCGCTTAGCAAGGCCCTTAATGCGCCCGACAAGTTTGTTGAAACTTTTTTCTGCTTTTTCAGCTGCAGGAGATAACGCCTTTGTTGTCGGGGCAAGTGCCTGGGCGGATTTTTGCGCCCCTGCAACTTGTTTTTGTAAATCTGCGGCTTTTTCTTTTGCCGCATTTAATCTGCGTTCGGTTTCTCTGATTTTTTCGTTTGCTTTATCTAATTTATCTGCAGCAGCGTCAAATTCTTTTTGTAAAGCAGATACATTTTTTTCTTGTCCGAGAATAGAATCGGATGTAAAAAACTCTTGTCCGCTTTTCATGTATTCCAATTTTGCTTTTGCTACATCTAACTGTGCGCCGAGTTGCGCAGATTGGTTTACAATCTCCGTTTTCCCCGTGTTTTGCTCTTTTAACTTTTCAGATATTCTTTCTATTTTCTGAGTAATGGAATTGAGTTCTTTTTGCGCCTGCTTGTCGTCAACATTTACTTCCACCACGACAGACCCATCCGACATTAAATCACCTACTTGCTTTTGAATTTTTGATATGGTATATTATTGATACCAAAATTTAAGGGAGGGAGTTTTATGGATACCAAGTACCTGTTCTTGGTAATTATTATTGTTGCTATTTGCAGACTGGCTTTTGTTTCAGCGAATAATGCCAAATTAAAAAAGCGGTACGGTGACGGCGAGTTGCTTCTTGTCGACAAGTTCCAGTTTATAGGAGGTCTGGACCTGCCGCAGAATGTCATGTGCAAGCTAACCTGTTTGCGCTCTCGCATTATCATGCAGGCAAACGGTCAGGAGTTTAATCTGCAAACTGATAAACTGATTGATGTGTCGATCATGACCAACACAGAAATACAGAAGCAGTATGTATCCAGTGCCGGCGGCGCCGTGGCGGGGGCAATGCTGCTCGGGCCCATCGGTGCAATTCTTGGGGGAAGTGCCAGTAAACGCAGCATAAAAACGAACACAAAGTATCTAATCTTCACATACCTGGCCGATGTCCAAACGAAATATATCCTTTTTGATGTGACGAAAAAAACGCCGCAGGCAAAAAGGCTTGTGAAGCAGTTCTCCTATCTGAAGAACAAAGACACCGTAAAAATCGACCTATAACCAACGCGCAAAAAACGCTCTCACAGGAGGGCGGTTTTTTATATCCATTGATTGATAACTTTTTCATCGCTATCCGTGTATTGCCGTTTGAAATCCACAAGATGCTTATTCTGCTTGTAAAATTCCTGATCGGATTTATCCAGCTTTTGATTTTTGGATTTCTTTTTGCGGATGCTTACCACTTGGGCAAATGTGCAATCACCTATTTCTTGGTATGCGGCTATAAATGTCCACCAGTGCAGATATTCAAGGGAGCGGATTTCCGTGCCAAGCACGCGATTTATGGGGCTTGCAATCATCGGGAAATCCTGCTGCCAATCCATGAGCTTAGGTCGCTTTTCATCCCGGCATTCTTCCTCGCCGCAATTTATAAAGGATATGCATTGCCGCACCGCGTTCTCGTATTCCGTGTATGGGATATCCTCGTAATCCGGGTAAAACATTTCCATCACTGCCTCTGCCTTATCGGCGCTGTCCAGCTCCGAATCAGAAAGCATTTCCAAAATGTCCAAAATGTCCCGGTAATCAGACCGAATGGCGTATTCCTTCCCGCCCAGCTCCACGGATTTTGGCAGGCTGTATCTCATTTGTGGTACTTCTTGGTGTACTTGCTAATGCGCGGGTTGGTAAGCTTCTGCTCCCGGGCATACGCAGTATCCATTTCGTCCACCAGCGCAAAAAGCAAATTTGCCCAAATGGGGAATCCGTTGGCCAGCGCGTAAAGATTCAGCTCACCAAAAAGCGGGGTGCAGATATCAAACCCGAATACTTCTCCGTTGATGATCTCCCGCATTTCCCGGTCCATCTTTTGGCCAATGTCAAAAATTTCCTTTTTATCGGCGTTTTTTTGCACTTCGTCCTTATAACCATCGTTCATTTTGTCGAGTTTTTCAAACGCGGAAAAAAGCCGACGAGAAAGCCCCATATCCAGCGGATTAAACGCAAATTCACATTCTTTCCCGTCGGTAGTCACAAAAGTTTTAGTGACTACGCCGGTATCAATTTTGATGATATTTTCGCTCATGGTGTCCTCCGATTTATTTGTATATTGCGTGATAATGGGGCGGGAAACCCCGCCCCTATTTTTTACTGTGCGGCAGCAAACTCGATCTTGCCGGCAGCGCCCTTCGCCACGGTCCCCAAAGTGCGGGTCCCGCCATAGGTAATCTCACTGGCGATGTTTAGTGTACCGCCGCCCTCGCCGCCGATGGAAGTAACGGCAATGGCGCAGGAATCATAACGCTCGGCAAACTTTGCATCGCCGCTGGTGGCGTAGAAGTGGCCGATCATCATGTCCTGGTTGGCCAGCGCCTGCGCATCGTGGTCTTTTACGGCCAAATTCCACATCTTCACGGCTGCTGCATCACCAGCATCCAAGGGGATGGGGTCAAAGGTCTGTGTAATAACGGGCTTTTTCATGGTTGTGAATGTGTTCCCCAGCACATCCTGCTTGCTCTCCTGGCCCCAGTCCATTTCCTCGCTGCTGTCCTCCACCCGCTTGCCGATAGCACTCCACACAGGGGACTCGGAGGAGCCCGTATTCAGGTATGCGATCAAAAGTTCGCGGTCAATGGTCTGACCTTCCGGTGTTGTAAAAGTCAAATCTGGCATTATGTATTCACCTCGTAATTCATTTTCATTAAGATTTGATGATCTTCGTCGCCGTTTTCATACACAGCGAACAAAGAAGATCGCGTAGTAGGCTCCAGGCTTACAACGCGTTTTCCGGTACCAATGTCGGGGCGCTTGCCGGTCGCCCAATCTCCGATAGCGTTTAACAGTTCTTCAGCCTTGAGCCGTTTGTCGTTGCTGTTCCCCGGCTTCACTCGGTAGATTATCTTGAACTGATACTCCGCCACATAACCGCCGGTGATATACCTCCGCACGATGTACGCCGCCTGAATGGTGGACATCGCCATAGCGGAAGTATCTGCAGAAAGAAACTCAAAGCGTATAATGTCGACTGGCAACTCCGCGTATGTGTTCAGCCACACAAGTAGCTTGCGCGATACCTGATCTTCTTCCGCCGCCGACACGGCCTTTTTAATCTTTTCCAAATTTCTTCACCGCCTTATCTGCCACCCGCACCCACTTCTCCATGTTCTGCGCTTTGGAAGCCTCAAACCAATGGCTCTGTGCTTGCGGGTGCATCGCCTTGGAAAATACAAGGTCTCGGTTTGTCAAAACCTTCGTCCCGCCCTTTGGCGCAAAGGTGCTGCCGGTTTGCGGATCAACCATGACTTTGCCGTAGTACAAAAACCGCGCATAAGGCCCGGGGTAAATAATTTTGTTGCCGTCTAACCTCGTGCGTATTGTTAAAGATCCTGTAAGTGCAGGGACAAACGGCGCGGTGTCTTTTATGACCTGCTGCCCCACAATGCTTTCAGCGCGGGTGCAGCTCTCAGCCAGTTTGTCCTTGATGGCCTCCATGCCGCCAAAATGCATCGCAAAGGTAACGGCCACTTATTTCCCACCCACTTCCCAATGCTGCATATCTGCGCTGCCAAAGTCTTTTGCGTCAACCTTAGTCACATTCCAGCAATTATCGTGCGCCAATGCCACGCCCTCGTTGTCCGTTACAAATTCGCCTTTGACGAAAAATGTATCGCCACCATTGCCGGTGGTGGATAACGTCCATAGGCCCGCCCTGTCGCTCGAGGCAAAAAATGCTTGCGGCTCTGTATATGTCTTGGGCTTTCCGCTAAATCCATCCACAGCTTTTACCGTAAATGGGATATACAGGTTTACTGCGTCGGCGCCTTCAAGCCCGCTTTTGCGCACGTTAACTCCCTTTGCCGCCTCGCAGAACACGCCATCAAGCACGGTTACATATAGGTTTGTGACATCTTTTAGCGTGGCAGGGTCCGGTTCACGCACGACGTTGTAAACCGTTACAGTGTGGGGAGTGTACATCTGCAACCACCTCCGCGATACAGCAACCCTGTATGGGCAAGGTATTCCATGCACGTTTCCGCCAGCAATTTTCTTGCGCCGTCCGTGGCACTCAATGCAGCAGCGGCGCTTTCCCCGCCGCTGGCCAGTGTGCGAGAATACCCGCCTACCGTTTCACTTTTCACGTCACCGCCGGTAAGCGCATCCGTCAGCCCGGTTGCGGCAAGTTGCTGCGCGGTCTCGATCAACTGATACTTGTCCACCAATGCGCAGCAACACATCTTTACAGCGTCCATATCAGCGTTGTCTTTCGCCCGGTTTTGGGTGTAGTAATCGAGGAAGGAGCTGGCCCGAACAGCCAGACGCGGAAAATCTTCCTCGCTCACAGAACCCATATAGATTCCGGCGTAGTATGTATAATCAGCGTATGTCATACGGGTCAGCTCCCTTCCAATACTGCGATTATGTCAGCCTTGCGCATTGAACTGCTGACCCCGTCCACCCCGTTTCCCATGGCATAATCAAGCAGTTGGGCTTTTGTCATGTTGGAGAAAGAAGAAGTTTCAGGGTCAGGCTCACTCAGCAGTTCGCTTAGCCCCCCACTGCCGGAGTGATGGAGCCGACAACCACGCCGTCAATGCGCTCGGCGAACAACACCATGCCGTTGATAACGGTATCGGATGCGGTCATGTTGGTGTAATCGGGTTCCTCATGGATACCGATATAACCGGTGGCGTCGGTGGTGAAGTTGAACACCTCGCCCAGATCTGCGCCGTTCACAGGGATGTAGTACAGGACGATGTTGTCCTTGGCGGTGGCGTAAATCTTTCCCTTGGGGACGCTGGAGTTCAGAATCACGGTGCCCAGGCCGAGAAAGTTCTCGACATAGGTCATGCCGAAAGCGGTCTGCAGGGTGATGTTGGCAGTTGCGAGATAGTCCGCAACATCCAGCGGGTTCATGAAATACACTGCGCCGATCTCGTCATCCTCGAACAGCACCTGCAGCTGGCCCCATGCCTGAGCCAAGGTCGCCTGGAAGGTAGCACCGCTGGCCGTGCCAGTACCGGTTGCGAGGAAGCCAAAGAAATCCTTGCGGATACCTTTCTGCACGTCCTTCAGCATTTCATCGGTGGTCATTTCGACGGCCTGATCGTAGCCGCGATCAGTGATTGCCTCGGCAGAAGTGGCCTTACGCCACTTCTTCAAGGTGATCTCCTTGTAGTTCACAGCCTCGGTCTTGTACTTGCTCAGAGGGATGGTCTCGCCCTCGGCCACAGCGCCGTCTTCCAGAGTTCCGGTAGCCTTGTAGCTCTTGAGCACAGTACCGGCCTGCTTGGCGATCTTGCGGGTAACGCCCAGAGCCTCCATCAACTTCTTGATGGAATAGCCGAACATTTCGGTAAACTCGATCTCGCGAACACAGGCAAGATCTTCCTTCTTAATCAGCTTAGGATCAACAGCCATTTTTATTCTTCCTTTCTAAACAAATCCATATTTGCGGCGATTGCAGCGCGCCGCTCCGTTCTGTCGGTGATTTTCATAATCTCGTCCTTGGTCATAGGCTTGCCGCCCTCGTTGAGCCGTGCGCCCATGTCCAGCCGGACAGCAGGCTTAGAAACAAGGCTCTTATAAGTGCCGTCTACGAGAGCGTCAAGGCTCTTGGTGTCCTTGATCTTCTCGCCGTCCAGCTCCAAGGCAGACATTTCCTCGCCGCATCCGCGCATGGCAAGGTCGAGATTTGCGCCGGTGATGTTTTTGCTCTCAAAGTAAGCCCGGACGGCCCTTTCCTTTGCCGCCTTGCTCTCCTTTGCCGTGATGTCGGTCTTAAAGGCTTCAAAGGCCGAGTGTTCCTTCTCGTACTTCTCCTTATAACCGCCGTCACCTGCCGCCTTGAGGTCGTCCAACTGCTTCTGAACGCCGGGCAGCTTCTCCGCATCGGCCTTGTAGCGGGTCACATCCGCCTTTAGGCCGTCCACAGTGTCGGTATGCGCTTCGATGATGGTATCTACCTGCTCATCGGTGAGACCCATACCCTTCAAAAGTTTTCGTGTAAGTGCCATGACACTATCTCCTTTTCTTTGGCCGCGTTTCTTCGCAGACGATAGTTTTTATAAAAACCGCTGTGCTTTGCGGGTTTTACTTAAAACAAAAGAGCTAACCACCGAGAATTCCTCAGCAGTTGGCTCCTATTGCCCTTTCCCGCGCCCAATTACGCGGGAGTTGAATATTTGATTGTTTTCTTGACCTCTAACACAATGTATCCGTCACCCTTGCGCCGGATCTCCGCGTCATTTCCGCGCCGGATAATAGCCTCGATGGCCTGCATCAGTTTATCATCCATTAGCCTACCCCGATTTCTTTCAAATATGCTTCATACTCATAGGGGACGCCAATGTCATAATTCTTGTAGTAATGCAGGAACTCATACGGGAAGGTGAATTTACCGTCCCAAAACATACCTGCGTGAAGTTCTTCTCCAGTAAACATATCAAAACTGGGCAGCGATGTCAACCCGGCATCGAGGGAGGAAATGTGGCTTAAAATCGCTTCTTTTGGGATACTATTTTTGTATTTCTTATAGTCTTCAAAATTCTCAATAGAATTCTTGTATGGCAATCCTTTAAAAAAACCGAAATCCATGTCACTTTCTCCTTCCTCTTTGATTTGGGGTAAACGGCAAAATATTTCCTTCCCCATGTGTTCCTACTTTCAGTACGCCAGCACCGGAAATAAAAAGCACATCGTCTGGGGCTTTCACTTCAACGCCAAGTGCATTTGCCAGCTCTTCTGCAAAGCAATAATCGTTTTCCATGCGTGCGCCTGTGCTGCAAGATAGCAAACGAACTTTCTGGCCATTCCACCCTTTACTATGCCGAATGACTGCGGCAAGTAAGCGCGGTGACATATTGAGTTCTTTTGTGCCAAATCCGACTGCCGTCTGGCTTCCGTGCATAGCGACGTCAAAATATGTTTTAAGAGGTTTTACCCTTTTAACATTTTCATTCAGCGGGTCACCGTCCGGGAAGCAAGCAAAGCCATTTTCCAGCTTCATTGTACGTCTTTTCACAATAGAATTCAAGTTATCTCTTGCGTCTGCGCCGAAAAACTCAAGAGTGTCTCTATCGTCTTTAGCGTTAGACACTTCCACTTTTGCCCGATGCGTTTTCATGGCATTTGCCGTTTTTAACATTGCGTCATCCGTAAAATAGATGCGCATCCGCTCCGGTTGCTCCGGCAGGCCAGCTTTCACGCTGAACGCCTTGTATTTAGCGTTTAACCGCCGTAGCCGTATGTTTACCGCAGTCTCATCTTCATGCAGTCCTGCGGCCTTGTAGGCGGCTTTTTCACGCTTTAGCTTTCTAACCGTTCGCTCAATACGGCGCTGCATCTGGGTTGCCTCGTATGCCGTGTAATCCTTGCCATCAAACGTGCATCCGTGGTCATCATCGATGTGCTCCAACTGTTCATTCGTGTAAGTGCGCTCGGACACGCCCTCAACCCACGGGAACCGCCTGTGGCGGCAGTTGACCCCTTCCAGGCCGTCAACAGCGCCCAGGCCGCAAACATCATAAATGCTCGGGTAAATGTCCCCTACACGGACGCTGTAAACACGTCCTTGCCAATCCTTATGCGATGACCACGGTGACGGTCCCGGCTTATCTCGCGCGCCAACATGGGCCGATACTTCAAAATAGGGCGTATCCAGATATTCTGAGGATTGCTCCGTATACTTGGCGCAGATTTGAGATACGCCGGTCATTACGGCTCTTCGCACGGCAACATCGACATGATCCCGATGGCCGCTTTCGTAGTCAACCACTTTCAGACCGCTGTCCGCAAGTTCCTTTACCGCCGTTTTAATTGCCTGATTGTAGTTAATTGCACCGCTCTGCACCTGCAACGCTGCGCTGTCAAGTGCCCATTGGTACGCTTTGGCAGGTGGGAGCATTGTGCGCCCAGCGTCCACCAAAAAGCCCATTGATTGTGTTATATTGCGCAAGTCCCGCTTTGTCTGCTGGTATATGGCCCAGGTGTCCTCGATGCTTACCAGCGTTTCCGGCTGAGTGATATGCGCAAGGTCAATGACATTGGTGTAATACTGCTGATTGCGTTCCACAACATCATCAAGCAGTTTGTTTAATTTCTGCTCACTTATGCCGGTTGCTTTTTGTATGGCCTTTTTAATCTTTTTAAGGTCAATGCCGTGCGCCCGCAGCGCCTTGATGTCCTGCACCGTTACCTCGTTCAGTTCATCCGCAACTTTCAACCGGGAGCAGATTTCATCCAGCAACACAAGCTCAAGCGCCCGGAACAGTTCTGCCAGCTCCTCTGGGAGCGCATCAAGTAGTTCCGGGGTAAATGGATACCGGCTCATTTTTCACAACCCAAAAAGGCCCAGTGTTTTCTCCAAATCCCATTACTCGACCTCCGTTTCTTCCTCGGTTACCATGTCATGTGCCTTCGGCAGCGCCGCCTTTGCGGTCGCCTCGTCCTCGTTCATCCAGCGCATACGGAACTCCCAATCGTTCATGATGCCAGCGTTAAGAAGCTGCACGTCACGGTTAAAGTCCTGGCCCTTGTCCTCAATGATGGAATCGTCAAAGTCAATGGAGATCTGGACGTCCTCATTGAGGGATGCGCCCATGTACCGATTTCCCATGCGGAGCAAGCTCCGGCACAACTCTGTGATTGCCCGTTCAAGCACAATTTCATGTTTTTTGACCGTGCGGAACAGGGTGCTGTTCTCGCTGATGACCTGCGTGGCAGTTGCGATGCTGCCCTGGTTGAATTTGTAATGGTTCTCACCAAAACCGCACTTGCTGGACAGGATGTTCAACATATCTTGCATGCCGGTGTTAAACTCCGCCGTCCGTAGCGACATATCGACCTGCTGCAAGATGTTGCCGTTGCCGCCTCTGTCCTCCGGAAGTACATAATAAACGGTCTCACGCTTATCAAACACTGGCCGACCATCAATGCTCTGGGTTGCCTCCGGCTGCACCACAATGCGCTTCTTGCCCAACACAAATTCGTTCACATAGCTATCATAGGTGATGTCAACGCTCTTAAGCTGGTCGATGGCGTGGGCAAACGCAGCCACGCCAAGCGGGTTGTTTTCGTCAGAGTTTGCAATGTTCAGCCGGTCAATCACAAACTGCGGCTTGTCGCTGCCGGTATGAATCACCGGAGGAATTGTCTCAAACCCTTTCACGCTGGCCAGCGGTACTTCCTCCGCATCATACAGATGGTTCTCAATGTCATACTCGCCGTTGCGCAGCCGGTGCACCTGGATGTAAGTATATTCTGTTTCATCGACCTTCCGAGTGGATGCGAACGCACACTCGCGGATAACGCCGTTATCCCACGTCAGCGGGTAGATGTTCCAGGCGCTGACGTAGTTGATGCGAATGCGGCCAGAGTCAATGATTTCTGCTGTATCTGGGTTAATTCCCATGCCTTCCATCACCGGCACATACGCGACGGTTCCTACTGCCGCTTTGCGCTCCTGCGATTCGTTAGCCTTGACCTCCCAGTTGTTATCGGCAAAAACAGTATCGATAAATTCCTGTTCCTGTTTGCCTTCAAGCGTGATGTTGACTCGCTCGTTCATTAAGAGGTTGGCCCAGTCCTCGCAGACTTTCTTTCCCATTCCCACCGAATACCGGTGGCACTCCAGCTCTTCAATTCCATTCCACACCGTATAGCTGTGGAAATCTTCAACGTTTCCCTTATACCATGCGGCCCACAGGTCGATCAGAGAATAGAATTTATTGTCGACCGTGTCAAACCCAAGATCCTTTAATGCTCTCCGAATATTCACTATTTCACCGTCCCATCATGTGCCCGGCACGTTCCAGGTCTTTGTAATAAGGCTCAATGCTGTACTCAAAAGCATCCAAACTGTCGATGTCGGACGTGCCGTCATCCAAGCGCTCGTCCTCAAATTTATCAGGATCATAAATCGCGGTTTGCAGTGCATCGATCAGATGCGGGCAGTTGCGCGAAACCTTAAAACGACCCTGTTTCATCAGCAGCACCACAAGCCTGATTCTATCTGTGATTTGCAGTTTCATTGCATTCTTGACCTGCGTTCCGAGGCGCATTTTTTGCGCGGTATGATCTAACCCACGAATTAGCACCGTTTCCGCGCTATCCGCTCTTGTCTGGCTGTACCCATACTTTGACGTTATCAGCTGGCAGAACGTAGCAAAACGCCGGTTTAATGCATTCGGGTCAATCTCTTCGTTTTTGATGTATTCTTCTTCCAACGCCACAACACGGAAATCTTTTGTGATCCCGGTGGCTTGAAATTTCGTTGCGGACTTTGTACCACCGAAGTCAACGCCAATTGAAATGATTGAAAAGCTGGCGCCGTTTTGCTTGGCCCACTCCAAAGGGTCTCCGATCAAATACTTTTCTGTATCGTTGGCAAAGTCCTTATAAACGATGCCCTCTGCCGCTACCCACAGGCCGCGCACATACCGGTCATAAAATATACCGGCATACATATTCTCGTACCGTTCGAGGGTGCGCTTGCTCAGGCCGGGGTTGTCCGTCATTTCAAAATGTAGATACAGTGCGTTGCGCTCACGGCTTCGCTTGATCCACTCCTGATAGAACCAGTGATGTGGACTGCCGGGGTTACAGGAGAACCACAACCGCGCACCGTCAACGGAACAACGTGCAAGCGCCTGTTCCACAAACGAGCGCGGCATCAGCACCACTTCGTCCAGCAGCACACCCGCCAGCGTCCGGCCTTGGATCAGCGTATAGCTGGCCTCATCCTTGCCGCCGAACACCTCAAAGTAATTCGTCACGGCTCCGCGCCGCACTTCCATCACCTTGTCGCCGCGCCGCCAGCGGATGATATAACGTTCCTTTGCAAGGCTCATCGCTGTGAACGGCACGATGATATTCTTGGTGCAGCTATCCACCGTGCGGCCACACACACCGAAGCGCTGACCGCTGAAATTCTCCATCGCCCAGCGGACAAACGCCCACATCATGATGGAGGTTTTGCCGGAACGAACGGCGCCGTCGCAGATCAGCGCGTCATAGCGGCTGTATGGAAATGCGAGGATTTTTTTCTGCTTTTGGCTAATCATGGTCTGGTCGGATATTTCTGCGTGATCACAGAATGGCTTTTAATCTCTGCGTCAATTTCAAAGATGTCACTATAAATATCGTCATCTTCGTCATCACATAATGCCAACGCCTGTTTTGCCGTCCCTTGTTTTTCAACCTCAATCCACCAAACGCCTAAGTCCTTTTTAGGATAGCCAATACGGATAATCGTCCCATCAAAAAAACGGATACGAACATCATGGTCAAAACAGCCGATTTCGTCTTCTTTGTAAACGCTACCGCAAATTTCCACAAGGTCATCGCTGCAACCGTAAATCTTAATCATCGCTCTCAAGCTCCTTTGCCATTTCCTTTAGGCTCTGACTGAGCGCGTCTTCCCTCATCGTGTCGACAGGGCTGCCGCCGATCATCGCCCATTTGTCAATTAGCGTCCCCATTGCTGTTGTGATCTGGCTGAGATTTGCCGCCGCCAGCTTCTCCGGGTCGTTGAGCATTTCAAGCCCCTTGCCGATGAAAGAGCACACAAGGTCTTTGTGGTCGTTCATGTACTCCATCACATCGGCGGTGTTCTCTTCCTTTTTTTGCTCACACTTTTCCACAATGTCGGCATTCGCCCGCACAAGGTTCTTGACCGTCGTTGCGGATACGCCGTTGATTTTCGCTGTGGCGCAATAGTTATTCGTCTGCACATAGTCCGCCAGTATTTTCTTTTTCTGTCGGTCTGTCAGACGCGCAGCCATTGTCACCACCTCAAATCAATTTTGCTACCAGCCCCCACCCCTTGGCCTTACATAGCAGACTTTACCCGCCCCGCAGTCTCTACCATTACCCCACGCATAAGCGCAAGCCTTCGATTTTGAGGGGCATACAACGCCGCCCACATTGGGCGTTTGTCTTTTCACAGGCTCCCGGCTGCGCTGCGTCTTCCTACCAGCCATCAAGAACTTGGCAATTATACCAGCCGCCTAATACTTAGCTTTTTACGCTTCCTCGCCCGCTGGCCGGGATGGTACGGCATTGCAGTCCTGCCCTGCTTTAGCGCTTCAGGGAAAGCCCCTGTCACTCGCTGTGGTCTCCTCACACTACGGGGTACCTATGCCGCATATATGTCCGGTTTCCACGGTTACCCCACTTGTTTATACTCCGTTGGTGACTCCGTTTAGAGTTTGGCGCAGGCGGCTGGAATCGAACCAGCACATACGGGAGTCAAAGTCCCGTGCCTTACCTTTTGGCTACACCCGCATAAAAACAGACACCCGCGAGATATCCCGTGAGTGTCTGCATGCCGGTAACGCTCTTGCGAGGCCGCTTGCGCGGAAGCACCAATTACCGGCTGTGCCTTAACCTATGGAAGAAGGAACGAAAAAGAAAGAGGAGAAAAATAAAATTTCGGGTTGTTGGCTGACTGGTTCCACTCTCCGATGATACTATTTTAGCACATCAAAAACGTGGTTTTAGCTCAACTTTCTATCATTCCGGACTTTTTTGCAATTTCAAACAGGAACCGGTCCTTCCTCCTGCGGAATGTCGCATAGCTCATGCCGTCCGGCATAACCATCTCTGCGGGGTATCGTTTCTGGCTGTCGCAGTTTCGCATGATCGCCCATACCAGCTTACGCCGCACGTTCTCGTTGGCAATATCCCGGCCCACGTTGTCCATGGCGTATTCCACGGCCCGCATTTTCTTCGTCTCCGGCCAGTTCTCTATGGTTGCCAGCCGTTCCGCCTTGCGTTCGGCCATCCTGCTGTTGCCGGGGCTATGCGGCATGCCAGACATGGCATAAGCCGACGACTCCAGCACTTCTTCCCGGGCCGCGTTGTACGCGCGGACCCGGCGGGGATAGCCCCTGACGTAGGCGATACACTCCATGCGGATATCGTAGGGGAGCGAGTATTTGTTGCTCATCGTTCCTCCTATTCCAGCGCCGTCTCAACGCCGTACTCTTTGAGCATCTGCCGGATATCTGCCCAGGTAACGTACCCTTCCGCCACGCACTGAGCGGCGTGGTTTAGCTCCCCGGCAAGCTGCTGCACATCGTCCATCGGCGCGTCGTGCTTATCGATCAGGACATACAGCATCAGATCTATGCCCCGGTTCAAGCCCTCCACAATGCCGTTGCTGTAGGCTTTGTCTACGTCGGCCTGTGTGCGGGGTATTCTGCGGGGGTTAGTCTTGGGCATGGGCATCCTCCCTCCTCTTGCCGTAAGCGCACCAGAATTCCGGTGGCACATGGCATTCAAGGCACGGGCCGTATGAGCATATCAGACCATCCACTACGTAGTAGCTGTTCTCGCAATCTTTGCACCGCACCACCGGGCCACATCAGCGGCGCACATTGTCAACAAATCACGCTGGATAATAGATAACATGCGATTTTGCGCTACGCTGTTTGTTGGTTTTCGTTCCCGCAAAATTACCTTCACAGCAGCGGCCCTATCAATGTATTCAGCCATCCTCATCCCCTCCAAATTCCGCTTCGTACTGTTCAGGAGTGATAACCTCAATGTCCTTTGCGGAGTAGCCCAAGGTGTCGAGGCACATCAACCGGACCAGCTTTTCCTTGTCAATAGACGCCGCAGCGTCCTCATAGGATACGCCGGGTTTTGCCTCAAAGCTGATTTGAGCGCCGAACGCCCCAGCCACGCTAAAGCAGATTTTGTATTCAGCCATCCTTCATCGCCCCCAATGCGTTCTCCGCCTCCTCGCGGGTGAGAAATACGGTCTTGCCAAATCCGTTTAGCGCTACGCCATACTCCCGCCCTCTGGCTCCTATTGGCTCAAGGCCAATAAAGCCGATTTTATTGCCCATACCAATCTGCTTGACCTCGCACTCGCTTATATGCTTATCCGTGTCCAACAAGGCAAACACCCGCTGTCCCACCTTGCACGGCAGCACCACCAGCCGCCCGTCCTTGTCGGCCTCGGCCAATTTCTCCAACCGTTCAAGATCGCAGTTTCGGCACAGTTGGCGAAGCGTCTCTTCCGTGTCCTCGTATTCCGCCAGTCGGTCTAACAAACGATTGCGGCAATACAGCGCGGTGCAGTCAGCCATCGGCTTACCATGCTTACCCGTCCAATCCGCTTCGCACTTCTCGCAGTCCATCATTGCCTGTCCATCGGTATCGCGTTTTGTCAGTCGCTCCATCACTCCACCTCCTGCATCCAGAAGTCTCGGATGCAGTCCGCGCATCGCGGGCGTGTTGGGGAGGCGCAGCCACCAGTTTTGTTTCTGTAAGCGGCGGAGACTGACATCGGACATATCGATATGACACCGTCTTTAATCAGCTCCGCCTCCGGGTACTGCTCCAGAAACACGCTCTGCCGTGTCTTGCGCGGGTGTGCGGCAGACCATTCCTCGGTGTTCTTCACAATTTTCGCCGCATCAACGCCCCACACCTCACTCATGGTGCCGCACATTCTGTTCCGCTCCTCGACAAACTTCACAGCATCCATTTACTTCTTCTCCTTTTCCGCAATGCTCTTGCACAGTTCTCTCCAGCAGTCCTTATGCACCGTCAGACGTACCCACCAGCTTTCGTGGAAGCTGTGTGTAAGCCGCTTTATCTTGTACTCGCTGGCTTCGCTGTCGCATTCAATTTCCTTTTTGCAAATATCGCAAAAGACCTTGGTCATCACACTTCCCTCCATTTGCACCCGTCACAGGCGCCCTCATGTGCTTGTTTGTACTTACCGCAGTATTGGCAAAGCTCGTTTTTCATGGCGTGCAGTTCTTCTTCAAGCCGCAAAACCTTGTTTGTTTTCGACACAGCCATGTCAAGCAATTCCTTGATGTCTCCCGGCGTCAGCCCAGTGTCCTCGTAGGTCGTTCCATTGTTCTCATCCTTCATCTGCCCTACTTCTTGCATCGATTTCGCCACTCGCTTTTTGCAAATAGTATTCTTTCACGCATTCAGTGCATGGCTCATTTTCGTAGTTGCCGTCGTTTTTCGGTTGGTGCTTCATGTGCAGTTCTGTCGGCACATCGTCACAAAACCAATAGTCAATTCTGCCCATCGCCACAAAGTCAACAGCCATTTCATGCAGAGCAGATTTCAGCGCTTCTATCTCCCGCTGCTGGTTCTCGATCAGGTCAGCGGCGGCAGGCATAATCCTCAGGCACTCTCCTGTATTCCTGAGTTCGCACGAATTGCAAGCCGTGTGGTTTGCACAGCACCGCAGCGCGGTCACGATCTCATCTCTTGTCATGTCATTCCTCCTCGCCAAATGGCAATCATGCTGGGAAACGGTGCCGTTCCCATCGGCTTTCCGTCCATCTCGAATTTCAGCCGACCGCGCAGGAATCGGATCTCCGCCTTGCCCAGAATGTAGTCGTGAAAACTGGCACGGTCAGTCCGCGCCGGAATCAACAGCACCACCGTTGTCCCTGGTTTCTGTCCTTCGCGGTAACACTTCTCCGTCCACAGCCCGGTTTCCTTGCTTCCGTAGGGCGGGTTACAAAACACTGTTTCGCCCCCCCAATTTTGCCGCAAACCATCATCGTTTTGCGTGAAATACCGCGCACACTTGTGGTTTTCGTCACTGGATGCGACGTCCAGCGTGAAATGGAACTCCGCGTCCAGCTCATCAAAGAGCCTTTGCGGTGTTTCCCAGAAATTCTTATCACTGGAAAACAAAGCGTCGTTTGTCATGTCATTCCTCCCCAAACCATTTTTTCGTCACGGCGATGGGAAACGGCTCGATCTCGCTTGCCCACCGCGCCGTGCCTTTACCGTGTATGCGTTCAAAAATCAGCGGAAACCCTCCGATTCCATCGAACAAACTCCCAAGCGTTGCCCCCTCCGGCAGATACCGCGCCATGCGCCGCAGCATCCAGTCCCAGAAGGGCAGGGCGATGGAGTTGCCCAATGCCTTGTACCGTGGGCTGTCCGCACTTCCTTTCACTTTTATTTCGCGCCCGCGTTTATCTGTTTTAATCCAATCTCCAATATCCGTCCATCCGTCAGGGAAACCTTGCAGCCGTTCGCATTCCATCGGCGTCAGGCGGCGCACCACCATGTTTATGATGGCAAGGTCTGTGCTGTCCTTAAAGTCCCGTTGCTTGCAACTGCTTGCAACCTCGGCGGCGCGGTAATCTCCAAACCCATTCATCTGGTATGTCAGCGGCACTTGGTTTCCGCCCGTGCCCATTCGCGCCTGCAAACTGGGTGCCTGCTCCCCACACTCGCGGATGACGTCACAAGCGTGTGTCATGTCCAGCGCCACCACTGCGGGCTTATTCCCGCCGCACTCCGCGTTCAGCGTGGGGGATGTTTCTTCCTCGTATCCGATGCTGTGCGCCTTTTCGCTGTTGCCCAGCTTAAACCTGGCGCACAATACGCTGTCCCGTGCCATGCCGCCGTTCTCGTTGGCGTTCAAACTGTGCCATGCGCCATCCTGATCGTACACCCTTGCGCTCTGTGCATCCCAAGGATTCATGCACGCAACCTCCGCGCACACCGCATGGCGGTCTATTGTGTTCAGCGTGTAGCTCTCGTCCGTTTTCCAGCCCTTGCCGTTGCATCCGGCTGTATCGGCGCGGTCAATGCCGTTGCCTTGCAGCCAGAAAATCGTCTGATCGTTCCCCGTACCCAGCGTTCCGCTTTTCTCCGTCTGCACTAACGCACCTTTTCCTCCTCCGTCACAGCCCCCCCTGATGCGGACTGCATAAGAAGCACCGCTTTCAGCCGCTCCGGCAGGTCTTTCCCCCGCCGCTCCGCTCTCCGCAGGAGGCCCAGACACGCCTTCGCGGTCAAATTGTATTTGGACAGCGGATTCGCCTCCAAAATCTGCGACAACCGAGATTCTTCGGCGATGCTGTGGGGTCCCCAGACGGATAACATTTCCTGTACGGCTGTCTCGGATGGTTTTTCCCCAGTCTTTAGCGTCGTGAGTTCGCCAAGCGATAGACCACCCATCACCGTCAATGGCTCCTGCTTTTGTCCATTTCCACTTTTCCGGCAGTCCAGATAGAGAAAATCCTGGTTCTGCGATACGCGCAATTTCTTCCAGCACGGCGTGGAAGTCTCGTCCTCTGTTGCTGCTGAATGCTCCGACAACGTTCTCCCAAACGAGATACCGAGGTCGAACCATGTTACCTGTCCGTCCATTTCTTTTGTCCTCCGCTCTCATTTCTTTCACGATGCGCACCTGCTCCATAAACAGGCCGCTTCGCGCTCCCGCCAAACCGGCGCGTTTCCCGGCGACGGAAAGGTCCTGACAGGGACTTCCGCCCGTCACCACCCACACCGGGTTGATCTCCGCGCCGTTGATATTGGTAATATCTCCCAAGTGCTTTATGGCGCGTCACCTCCTAATCTCCAAACACCACGCCGCACTCATCCTTCAGCACGTCCTTGATGTGCTTCCGCTTGATGCGACCCTCGTTTATCTCCTCCGCCAGCTTCTCCAAGCACTCGTACAGATACGCGATGCTGTGGGTGTCCCGGCTGTCCGATGTCTCCTCGAATACGTGCCATCCGCATTTGTCCATCAGCGCCATCGCCACCATGTCCATGTTCTCACGTGTGCCTTGCAGCTTGCCACGCATAAAAATGCGGTCATCCCTGCTCAAATGCTGTTTACCCACGTCAATACCTCACTCCGATGTAGTCCAGCACCCGCGCATACCCGAGTCCGTCTTTCGTGGGTTTCCACAGCCCGTCCGTGTCAAATGCCCCGCCTCCGATGCAGAACGCATAGTGCTTCGGGTGCGTCAGCTTCATGCGTTCAAATCGGTTTGTGCCTTTTTCGAGATGACTTCCAAATCCACAGAACATGCAGCCCGTGCGTTGGCATCCCGTGCAGTGCAGTTTGCAGTCGATCAGCGTCGCGCCGTAGTCGTTCTCGCCGTCGCTGGCCACGATGTCGCTGTACACGCTGGCGTAGGGCAACCCACGCTCCACAATAAACCGCAGCACATCCTGCTCCGTCCAGAAACTCATGGGCTTGCCCATCGGTCGCTTTCCATCAAAGGCGTTGCAGCCGGTGGCCGTCCAGGTCAGAAATCTCCGCCGCCCTTCGTCCGCCATTGTTGCAACGATAGGCTTTTCTTTTGTCTCCACATCGTACTTATGCGCTGTGTTTTTCTTCATGATCCGGCAGCACTCAGACGATACAAGAAACGGCGCGTCCAAAAGAAAAGCCCAGTTTTCGCAGTTATGCGCAGACGGGGTACCGTCCTTATCCAACAGTTCACCACGTAGTCGAGCCATGCGCGTGCCGTTGCCGCTCCTTCGAGCCAGCCAAACGCAGTTCGCCACATCTTTGCTCACAATGCTGTACCCATACTTCGTCACCACCTGCCGGATGTTCATCTTGGGCCCAAGCCGCACAAGGTTGACAGTCACGCGGGGAAACTCCCTCCGCAGCCAGTCGGCGTACTCATTGACGAACTTCTGTATCTCCGGGTACTCCAATCCAGTGTTCACAAACACCAAGTTCAGCTCCCACGGCGGTGTCCTGAAGCTCGACAGGTACCGCGCCGCCAGATACGCCAGCACCGTGCTGTCCTTGCCGCCAGAGAAACTGACGTAACACTGCCCACCCCATGCGGTGTACTACTCGTCCAGCTTTTCGTAGGTCAGTATCTCCTTGTCCTGCACGTCCATCGCCATCAGTTTCCTTGCCGCCTCATTCGTCAGCGGCTGGTTTGTGCGCTCCACGTCACACCTCCCGTATGGCAAACCCGTACCTACTGCGGAACAGCTTTGCTTTCATGGCATACTCGCGGGTACGCATCCCCTTCACGTCCTCCACCACCGGCAGCCAGTACCGCTGGCCGTAGCTGTCAGGAGCCGTTCTGCTCTCGTACACGAAGTCCGCGATGTAGTCGATACTTTTCACGCGGTCGCCCTCAAACGTCGTGTACGCCTCTTGCAAGCAGTACCGCACCTGCAATTTTAGCCCCCGTATCTCCCCGGCATTTTGCAGCAGCAACAAAGCGTCATAGCGCTCCGCCTCCTTCTTGCTGTCGAAAGTCAGCTTGCCGCGCCGCGTCTTCTGCGCCTTGTACTTTCCGGGCTTGCGCATCTTCTCCATGACCTGCTTCTGCGCCGCAGGACTAAGCCGCGCCAGGTCGTCACTCTTTAAGCCCATCCTCTAATCCTCTTTTCTCCAACCCTCGTTTGTTCATCTCAACCTCCAGTTTTTTCCGCTGCCCGTCACGCTCATGGTAAAGCCCTTCGCGCGCTCCGCAATGCGGGATCCTATCGCCTCGTCCCAGTCCAATATCTGTCCTATCGTCCGCTCAGAACTGATGATCGTAGCACACTCAGGCTTTATGTACCGTGCGTTGAGTATTTCAAACGCAATGTTCCGGTCAGCCTCCGTCACGTTGCCCTTGAGAAAGTCGTCGATGTAAAGCACGCGGATCGTTTTCAGCTTTCCCACGGCATCTGCGTACAGCTCCGCATCGTTTACCTTTGCCTTGATGGATGGAATGTCCGACCGCCACTGCATATACCGTACCGGCAAGCCTGCCTCCATCAACTTCCCGCAGATCGCCGTGCACAGGTGCGTCTTTCCGCTGCCGGGGGTCCCACCGGCATAAAACCACTTCCCGCGCCAATCCGTGATATACGCCTCGGCCATCTGCTTTGCCTGCTTTTGCCACGGCTCCGCCGTCTGGTACGTCTCCAGCGTACAGCTTTCCAGCAGACCGGACAGACCGCTACGCTCAATGCGCCGCTGGTTGTCCTTGCGTATTTGGCAAGGGCAACTACGGGTTATAAGCTCCCCGGTGGCACTGCGTGTGACCGTATAGCCCCTGTCCTCGCAGTCCGGGCACTCAAAGTACGACTTCTCCTGGGATATTCCATTTTTTTGCAGGTGCTCCAGCACCGCCGTTATGTCCACCGTCGTGTTCCTCCTTCCACCTCATCTCCCAATTCCGCACGGCGGCTTTCCAGTCCTTCATGCGGTTCTTGCCTACCATCCAGCCCTTTTGTGCATAGAAGCAAACAAACCGCTCTGCGTTGACGTGATAGCCCTTTTCGCGGCAATATTGCTCAACGTCAGGAATAGCCGGGGGTATGAAGCGCGTTTCGCGCGCGTTACTCTCTTTCGGATTCGGATTTGGATTGGATTCGGATTGGATTGGATTCAGGCGGCAACTCGCCGCAGTTTGCGGCAACTCGCCGCAGTTTGCGGCAGATTGCGGCAAACTTGAAATTTCCTGCGGTTCCGGGAACTTCGGCTTGCAATCTCTGACACGCTGATGCTTGACCCACCCGGGGAACAAAAAGTAGGGCTTCCCGTCCACTTTGTAGAGAGAAACGCAGCCTTTTGCCGCCAATTCTTGGAGCGCAGCATCGATGTCTTTGATGGATAGCCTGTCCCGAAACGGGAAAACGTGGCCTTTAATAATTGCAGGGCGGGCATCTCCGCGCCCTGCGTCGTCTGCCTGTGTGATCAATCCGACCCATAGCCGAAACTCAAAATCCGAAAGCGCCGCAATCTTTTCGCTGGAGCATATGCTTTCTTTTATGATCCTGTTCGGCATCGTGGCACCACCTTAGAACGGAAGGTCGCCATCATCCTCGACCTCGGCAAAGTCTCCCGCTTCCGGCTCCACGTCCACGGCCTTGCCTGCCGCCTTGTAGCCGCCGGAGGAATCGCCCTCCTTCTTGCTGTCGCCAAAGTAGATGTTGTCCGCCAGCACCTCGGCGTTCCGGCGCTTGTTCCCGTCCTTGTCCGTCCAGTCCCGCAGCTGCAAGCGCCCCTCCACCACGGCCATGCGGCCCTTGCCGAAATACTTGGATACAAACTCGGCGGTGTTGCGCCACGCCACCACGTCAATAAAATCCGTGTCCTTGGTGCCGTCCGCGTTCTTAAAGTCGCGGTCTACTGCCATCGTGAAACTGGTGACAGCGGTGCCGTTCTGCGTCCTGCGCAGTTCCGGATCGCGGGTCAACCGGCCCATGATAAAAATCTTGTTCAGCATTTCAAATCTCCTCTCATAAGTAGCTTTTTCCGAACTCGCGGCGGAAGTCCTCCTCCGTCCAGCCCTGCTCCTCCATTGCCTTGAGCTGCCCGTACCGCCTCAGACGCCGCATCTGGTCGCCGTTCTTGTGTACCGCGCCGCGCCCGTTCCGGTGGCAGCGATTGCCGCACAGGTACACCACAAGGCCGTACTTCTCGCTCTTCTTCCGGTTTGCGCCGCCGAAAATGTGCCTAATGGTGCTTCTCCAACGGATCCAATGCATCAAACCTACCGCACAAAAAACACCGTCTTTCATTCAGCACCTAAAATCACCTCATTTCTAAACGCTACCGCATCTTCCAAATTCTTAAATTGCCTGCTCTTTTTGGCCCACTTTATACGCTCACCTCTCCCCACCGGCTCACAAGGGCATCCAGCTCTCGCGGCGTCATGGTCTCGATGCCGACATCCCGGCAGTCCTGCACGATGGCATCTATCAGCCGTGCCATCTGCTCCGTGTCGTATACGGAGCTGCCGTACCAGACGGTCACGTTTACGCAGCCCTTGAGCTTGCTGGGGCCGGTATCGGTCATCCAGCCGATACCGTTCCGCTCCCAGCTCCGGCAGAACGCTTCCACCGCCTTTTCCCGCAGGCACAGCACCTCGCTTACACCGCCGATGCTCTGTATCTCCTGCCGGTATACATTCTCTCTCGCAACGCCGTAGTGCGCCGCCAGCTTGTCCAGCAGTACCCATGCGTAGGCATTTGCATCGAGGCTCCGCCCCTTGCCTTTGATGGTGGCGGTGTACTCCTTCCCCGGCTTTATGGTGTCGCACAACTCCATTGCCGCCTCTGGAGACTTCACACGTAGACACAGCCACGACCCATCGCTGTCCTGCGACCACCGCGCCGCATCAACCGTTATCTGCTGCATGGTTCTTCCCCGTCGCGTTGGCTGCCTTCATGCAGACCCAGCACAGCCGCTTGCCGTACTTCTTCACGGAGTTCTCCGCGATCTCGCTGGTGGGATACACGCGGTCCCCGCGCTTCACCGACTTAATGGGAAGTCCGCAATGCTCGCACAGCATCGGCGCATCTGCCTTGTTATCCGGCTTCTTTTCGCACTTATCCGGCTTGTCATACTTGCTCTTGTCGGCGTCCCAATACACGTCCGCCCCAAATCCAAGCGCCTTACACGCCACGGAGATAGCATCAGTCAGCGCCATCTTAAAACACTCGTCGGAGGTATATGGGCCGTTCTTCTCCTTTGCCACGAACGCACTGCCGCCAGTGCCGGGGATAGCGTCAGACCAGGCGCCGCCTGCCTTTACAAACAGATCAATGTCCAGAAATGCGGCTACTTCGCCATTTGCGCCCTGCTCCAACCTCTTGTCAGTGATAACGTATTTCCAGCCATAGCCGCAGGGCCCAAACTGCTCTGTCAGCGCCTTGATGCGCCACATGGGGTTAATGTCTGTCTTGCCCTTCAAGCGCCCCGCCTCGATGCGTCTTTTGGCGCTGTCCGGCACACTACGAACTGCATTGTAGATCGTCATGTTATCCATCACTTCACCCCCATGTTCAGCTTCTCGCACAGCTCCGCGCCGGTCACAGACACGCCGGACTTGAGAAGCGGCGCGATGTCCGTCTTACTCACCGTGGGCTGGGCAAAGGTGATCTTGCCGTCGTAGCCGTTGTCCATGCACCACTTCACCACAGCGTCCATGTCGGTGATCTCCACCGCCGTGCTTTTGCGATACGTCACGGCACACCGCGCCGTCTGGAACGCCGCGCCGCCCAGCGCCCGTTCTGCATAGGCAAGCAGCTTTTCCCGCTTGCTCTCCATAGCCTTGCGCCGCTCGGCAAGCGCCTTCTCCTCCTCGCGGATAGCCTTTGCCTCCGCCGCCAGATTCTTTGTCCAGCAGAGTACGCCCTCGATCTTGGCGTCCCGCGCCATTTGCAGCGCCTCAAACGCATCAAAATCAAGCACCTCGCCGGTTTCCTGGTCGATCAGGTTCTCCAGCTCCTGATCGATGTGGTACAAGCTCATATTCATTCCTTTCCCTCCCATGCGTCCACCGCGTCGATGCAAAACTCGCATCCCACGATGACGCCGTCCTTGTTTTTGTAGTAGGTGTCCGTCTCCTCCCCGCACACGGGGCAGACGGGAAGATCGTAGTCCTTCGGCTCCAATGGGCGCTCCGGCTCGCTATACTGCATCGCGCTTCTCATACCGGTCGCCCCGCCGCTTTCAGCACGTCCCGCATCGTCTTTCCTCCCTATTAATTTTACTTCCCCGGCCTGTCCAGTTTGTCCAGCAGCCGCATAAACAGATAACTCACCGTAGCCGCGCCGATATACGTCAGCGCCCATGCAAACACGCTCATTTCGCACCTCCGCTATCCTTTCCGTTCGGCACAAGGCCGACAAACTCAAGCCCTCTGCCGCGCGCGTAAATCTCGCCCATGATCGTCCCCAACTTTACAGGGTCGGGGGGCGTGACCCAAATGATTTTGTATTCCGGCTTTTTACTCATTGCCTTTTCCTTTCCCCTGTGCTAAAATAGCCACAGGACACATATCTAAGCCTAAGATTTGTTCCGCCGTCCCGCTCAATGCTGCAACATTGGGCGGGGCATTTTTTTACTGCCCATCGCTGGATTCCAGCAGCTCGTCCACGGGCACGCCGAAGTGATTCGCCAGTTTCTTGATTTGACGCGGGTGCGGGCGGCGCGCGCCGTCCTTCCAGTTTTTGATTGATGTCTGAGATACATCAATTTCTTTGGCAAGACGGTAATTCGTCTCGCCACGCTCGGCTTGCAGTCGAGCCAGATTTTCCGGTAAGCTCACCTTTTCACCTCCAAATTTAGAGTATTCTATTGACAAATTGGAGCATTGGTGGTACTCTAAGTTTGCGACAACTATATTTTCTCACCAGCTCGATTTGTCGGGGTGGCTTGGCTTTTTGTTGCCCGTCCACAGATCTAATCATAGTCCAACTTGCATTGAAAATCAAGTAGCATTTTGACCAAAATTGGAACTAAATTTTTATGGGTTTTACTGAAAATTTTAATTATTGTTTAGACCAACGCGGATATTCTGCTTACAGATTTGCGAAGATTATTGGAGCAAACATTCAAAGCGTTGTGAATTGGAAAACGGGTGCAACGCGGCCTCACTACCCTAAAAAGGTGCAAATCGCCGACCATTTCGGCATCACCCTTGCCGAGCTGGACGGTGACGAGCTTCCCGTTCTGCCGGAAAAAGGCGCAAAAAAAAGCGCCCTCGATCCGAAGACCGAGGGCGAGGGCTTAAGCGCAGCAAAGAAAGCGCTATTGGTAGCTATTGATGATTTGTCCGACGCTCAATGTTTTTATTCCGACTAATCCGCATGATAAGATATTGACCAATGCAGAGCGGCAAAAGTGGGAAAGCGATCTTGATAACAAGAAAGATGACTTCCCGTATATCGCTTTGACAAAGGCGCAGCTAAAGCTTTTAAAGCAAGCGCGAACCGATGCCGTATTGATAACCGCGCATAATGAAAATGATGCTGATGTACTCTGCGGTCATAGCTTTGCATATTGCCTTGTAAATGGCGAAAAGCGAGGGCTTATTGCTCGCCAAAGAGGGGCTAATTATCTTGCATATGCGCAGAAAGAAAACTCCCAAGCGTGGTCTATAACGGCGAGGGATTGCCTCGTTGCTGCAATAGGTGCTGTTTTCGGGTTTCTGCTGAATTGCTTGTTCTCTGGTTAATTATATTGCCACTGAATGTTCAGCGCTTCTCGGATAGCTTCAGCTTTTTCGGGGGTAATGTCTGTCGGCTCGTAGTCTTTGCAGGGATTGTATTTCCCGCAGCCAAGAACGTACCAACCACCCCAAGTAGTATAGAGGACCACAATATGCTTGCACCCAGAGCACGCGATGCTTTTGCATTTCGGAAGCGCCGCTTTGTCAATGATGGCAGATCGGCGGTTGTATTCTCGATCCGCTTCCTGCGCCTCTGCAAGCTGCAATTTAAGTTTGCGGTTTTCTTCCCGCAGATCATTTAATTCTCTTCTTGCAATAAACATTCCAACCTCCATAAAACATATTCCACCTGACTGTCAGTAAGTGATAGCACCTCAGATTTTAGGCGCTCTCTAATAAGAATAGCATGGTTTTCTTCTTCGCGCAACATTTTGTGTCCCTCCAAATAATTATAGTAACGGGGCTATATGTCGATTATTGCACAAAAGTTCGGGAGAAAATACAAAAATAAAAGGTGGTGTGCCAAATGTCAAAAAGCAAAATCCCCGGCCTGTCCTTTATCTGGAAACGTGCGCTCGGAATCACAAAGATGAAAAGAAAAATTTCAAAAGCAACTGGGATTCCCACGACCAAAGCGGGGCGGCAAAGAAAACTTGGCAAACTCCTTGGTATGAAGTAAGAGAAAAGCCCCCGCCGTCTCCGCAACAACGGCGGGGGCTCTGTGCAGACAGCACGGAGCGGTTGCCGCTGCATGATTTGACCATACTCCGCTTTGCTTAACTATTTCAACGCCAAAACCTTGCAATAAGACAGCGCTCGACGAGGTTCGGCAAGCCCTCATCTTGTGACTTCGCGGCGTGAAAATCGAAGAAATTAAGGTGGTATAAATGAACATCCAAGCTGTCCCAGATCGTGCCATTTTGCACGCAGACCACATGACCGGACAGGGCCAGAATATAGGTGCCTACCGGGTGATCCTCCGCAAACTGTCCCACCGTGTAGCAATCAGGGCAAGTGTCCGGCACGATGTACCGCCGGTATCCGATGCTGCGGAGATACCGGCCCCAGCAAGCATTTGCAGACGGCATATCGCCATCCAAATACCCTTCTATTGCAAGTGCAAGATACGTTGCGCCCCAGTCCATACCGGTGGCTTTCGATATGGCTCTGACGGTACAATCGCCTACATTTTTACCTCGTGGATTTCCATTGTAATAGCTATACATATTCGCGCCTATCGTCGTGGAAAAGCTCTACAATTCGCGCAAGGGAACGCAATCCAGCGGCGTCATCTTCGTATTGATTGCATATATCACGTGCCATATCCGCCGTATACCCACACATCAACAGCCGTTCCATTACGCTCATTTCGCCGCACCCCCTTGTATATCTATAAAATACAGCAAAAAAGACCCAACAAAGAGCCTGAAAAAGGTCTTTGTTGGGTCTTTACTTTATGGGTTTTTGATATGGTCGGCAATCTTTTGGTAACCGTTGCGGCGGCGCTTCTTGACATACTCGACCGACGCAAACAGGCTGTTTGCCACCTGCTGTCTGGATTGTTGCTTGACGTCGCACGCGATGATGCAAAACGCCTCGTCTCCCGGAAGATCAAGCGCGGCGATGTAATCAATGGCACGCTGAGGGGCCATACTGCGCAGCTTTGCGCGGATGTCTCAATAAGTTGTATTCATGGCGATTATATTCGCCGTGGACTTGCGGAGCTTTGGCGGAAACAGGGGGTCGGCGCATCGTTGCCCCGGTTTCGTCCAGATTTTTAAACCCGTTACTTTGACGCTCTCTTCACATCATCTTGAACCTTCCCGGATAAAACCGTCAAACCCGGCGTCCTTCAAACGCTGGAGCATCTTCTCGGCGTTGGCGCGGACTGCGAAGGCCCCCACCTGGACCCGATACAGGGTATCGCCCTGGGCAGGCTCGGAGGGCTTGGGGGTCTCCTGCCTGGCCGGGACGTAGGTCACGCCCAGGTACTTGCACAGGCCCTTGGCGATGGCCTCACCGATGGCCGTGGTGTGCTCCACGATCCACTTGGCGCCCTCGGCGGTGTCGTGGAACTCGCACTCGCAGTACACCGACGGCGCATTAGGTACACGCACCTCGTAGTAACTGGCCTTCTGGATGTTTTCGGAGGTGCCGGGGGACAGCGGGGCCAGCTCCGCGAACACCGCCTTGCAGGCGTCGTAGCCCTTGCCGGGGATAGCAAAGCAGAACATCCGGGTGCCCATGACCTTGCCGTTAAAGGCGTTGGTGTGGACGCAGTTGTGGATGTCCGCGTGCCAGGCGTCGGACTCGGCGCATCGCTGGGCCATGGTGGTGCCGAAGGCAGCCAGCTTCACCTCCACGCCGCTGCGGCGCAGAGCGGCAGCCTCCGCTTCGGCGATCTTCTGGCACTGGACGTGCTCATTGGTATTGCCCCAGGCATAGCGGTTTTCCGTCTGGTCGCTGGGGCTGATGTACACTCGCTTACTCATCGTTGTCGTCCTCCTCTCCCGGCAGCTTGTCTGCCGCCGTGTCCTCAGTGTGTACTTTCAACTTCTTGAGCAGGGTCTGGAGGAAACCAGGCACCGGTGCACCAATGGCAGACACATTCTCCAGGATGGACAGCAGCTCGTTGATCACCAGCCAGATAATGACAATGCTGGCAAACAGGAACTCCACCGGCCAGTCCCAGCCCAGGGTGTCGGCTCCGTAGCGCAGCAGCCAGTCTACCACAGCAGCTACCGCGACGATGACCAGGTATCCAACCTTCTTTAGGATGCCCCGCAGGCCCACCAGGGAGGACAGTTCCCCGGCGTTCCATGCCTTGGTCATGCCCGTGGCGTAGTCCAGCAGCATCACCACCACCAGCACCAGCACCGGCACCAGCAGCTGCACCCCGTAGGCACACAGCGCCCCCAGGGCTGCCGCCAGCGCGGCCTTGATCGTGTTTTCTTTCATGTAAAATCTCCTTTCCTGCCGCTCTGGGCGGCGTGATTACTGCGTGAATGCCTTGGCCGAAAGATTGCCGCTGTTGTCCACGGCGATGGTGTACAGGGTGCCGTCGGGGGCCTGCACAAATACGTTGGCCATGTTCTGCTTGACCTCGTCCCCGAACTACATGGGGGTGCCCACCCACACCTGCTTATAGGTGATCTCCTGGTTCTTGGTGATGATGGCCCCGGCGGCATCACCGTTGCCCACGATACGAATGAACGCCACACTGAGATCGTTAATGGTAATACTAAAGCCCTTGCCGTCGCTGTCGAATACTGCGTCGTAGGAGGTCCCGGAGGTGGCTTTGTATGTCACAGCGCCAGTAGAAACCTTCGTGGCGTTGTACTGCACGGCAATGGGCCAGATGGAGCCGCCGCCGCTCTCAAAGGTGCCATCCGGGCAGCGCACCCGGATCACGTCCCCGGCCTTGCACCCGATGTAGCTGCTTGTCCACATGGTGTAGGTCCGCACGTCCGTGCTTTCTCCGCCGGAGCCATTGAGTCTAGTGTTGGGCTTAAAATCTGGGTCAGCCGTATTTAATGCACTCGTAAAATTCGGCTGCTGCTGGTATTCGCCCTCGGCAGCCTGGACGAACGAGGTATCCGCCGGGGTGATGGGCGCGGCGACGGGCTGCCACCATCCGGAGCCGGTCCACCACTTGGGCTTGCCCAGGCTGCTGTCCCAGACGGACATGCCCGGGTAATGCTTATCCGCGTCCAGCGTTCCGCCCTGACCGGGCAGGGCAACGGTATCCGCCAGATACTGCCGGTTTCCGCTGGCGTAGCCATCGTAGGGCGCCAGTCCGGAAGGGGTAGGATAGAAGTAACCGTTCAAGCCGTCCGTGGCCAGAAAGATTTTACTGTCCGCGCTGGGGATCGTGGCCAGCAGGTCGGGCAGCTGCCCGGTGCGACCGGCGGACCGGATGATGGAAAACCCGGTCAGAGACAGCGCAATCTGCGCGGTGGGACCGGTTACGTCCACAAGCGCTGTGTTGGTGTAGGTGTCGGCGCTGCGCTCATAGAGCTGGAGCCCGCACACGGTGACCGTTGCGCGGTTGGCCATCATGATGGGCACGCCTGCCGTCTGCCGCCAGCCGTAAAAGCCGTTAATGGTGAGATTGCTGTCTGCCCCGGCGGAGACATACACCGCCGCGTCCTTGGACTCGGCCCCGCACCCGTTGAGCACCACGCCATTGCCGGTGATGCTGAAAATCGTCCCTGTGCCGCCGTCGCAGCACACCTGCGACAGGGTGCTGTAGGCGGACTGGATGATATACGGGTTGGCCGCGCCGCTGCAATAGACCCGTTCCAGGACGGTACTGGTGCCGTAGTCGATGTGGACGGCGTTGGAGGCGCACACAAGATACAGGTCCGCCAGCCGGTTGAAAAAGCTGTGCAGCCGGATGCCGTGGCTTCCGGTGCGGATATTGCAGTGCTCGATGGTGCAGCGGCTGCGGTCGCCGTAGATGGCCCAGTGCTCCGCCGCCGTGGAGGCGTTCTTGATGGACAGGTTCCGGAGCACCGGCCCGCTGCCCTTTTCCGCGCCGTCTGTGCGGCCCAGGATGATAGCGGCGTCAATGGCTCCCCAGCCGCCGGACCAGCTGTCCACCGTGGGCATGGTTTTGGCGGCATTGCCGGTTTTCTTGATGATGGCGGTGGACGGATTCTCGCCGATCAGCGACGGACTGCGGCCCTCCCACCATTTGACGCCGTCGATGGTGGTCACCGCATCGCTGTAGGTCTGAATGACCAGCGGCGCGGTGATGATGTAGGTGCCCGCCGGGACATACACGGCCATGGCCAGCGTCGATGCAGCCATGTCAATGGCCGCCTGAATGGCCGCCGTGTCATCCGTGCTGCCGTCGCCCTTGGCCCCGAAGTCCCGGACATTGAGCATGTCCCGATACTTTTTCCGCCAACCGGTGGGCTTGCCGTCTGCATCCACGGCGGACACCATGATCTGGTCATCCGCCGCCAGACCCGACAGGCCCATGGATTTGTCAGCACTCACCCGTATGATCTCATCCTGGATAGCGTTGAGCTGTGCGGCATCGATAACCGTTACGTTATCCTCGTACACCACTTTTTCAAGAGCCATCGCTTACCACCTCCACATACAGCCCCACCAGTGCGCTCAGCGGATGATACACCGGGTTACCGGTATCGCGATTGCACAGGTACAATACGCCGTCTTGGGTGTAATACTTCCCAGCTTCTAATGCCATGTTCCCGTTGTAGGGGATAGCATCGTATTTCGTCCCCTCATGCTGTTCACAGATTTCCTCCCAGAGGCTTTCTGTGCCGGTAGAGCCTGGCGCCCAGTCATCCTGGGAGGTATGCTCCTGTCGGAGCTTCCAGAGCTTTCCGGCCCGGACTACCTTATAGCCCACCGGGCAACCATTTTCAGCAGTGTAGGCCTTCCCGCTTTCCCATTCGGGATAGAATGCTGCCATACGGAGGGCTGTTGCATCGTCTACGGTTAAGGCGTTGATTTGCAAACGGATGAGCATGTCCTGAACTTCTTCAGTGGAGAGGGGGCGATGCTTTTCTTCCGCCTTGTAGCGAAGACGAGCTTCCTCCATTTCCGCGATTTCTTCGGAGGTGGCCTCTCGGATTATGCCGTTTTCGTAGATTTTCATTTTATCGCCCCCAAATCTTTACCGTAAAGGCAGCTCCCACAGAGGCGGATGCTCCAAAAACAATCGTTGATATTTTGTCAATATCGCCATTGCCTCCATAATTATTGGAAAAACCAAGGCTACCGTCTGTGCGGAATGCAGAAGTGATAGCGAGTTTTTTGCCTAACAAGCCGAGGTGCATTTGAGTATACTTGGAATTTGTTACCCACATCGCAACATTCGCCGATAAATTCACGCTTTGAGAAGCTCGCACATAAAAATACCCTGCCAAGTTTGGGATTAATTCCAGCATTATCTCGTCATAGGAAAAGGTATTACCGGCATCTGTGGTAGATACAATCGCCTCAATTGCATCTGGCGTCAATTCCACATCGCGGATGTGTTTCCATGAAAGATTCATTGTCTCGCTCCCGGCTGACGCCATATCCGCCGGTTCCCACTCCGTAGGCACGCCGTTGTCATCGACGGCGGAGATTCTGGCGATTTGGCCGACGGTTGCACCGGTGATGTCCATCCCTGCGCCCGTGTCGCCCTTGGGACCTTTCAGATCGGCCAGGGCAATCACGTTTTCCCACGTCTCCCCATCGCCGGAGAACTGGATATAGCCGCCCTCCACCCGCATGGACGCAGAGGCCGCAGGGTGCTCCGTCAGGTAGTCCTCCACGGCTTTGGCGATATCCTCCGGGGAGACGGTAGAAAGCTCGTTGAGTTTGGCCATGATTTGCGCATATACGTCCTCCGCTAGGGCGGCAGGGGAACCCCCGGGAGTCAGCACGGAGGACAGCGCCAGAAGCCGGGAGGCCCGGGACGTGTGGATATCCCCGGCATACAGGCCCACGGACACCCAGCCGGAAGCAGTCAGCACCGGCAGGGTCGCAGTGTCTCCGGTGAACACCACGTCCTGATAGGTGCCGTCCGCCAGGTTCACCCGCATGGTCTTGGCATCGTAAGGCGTCCATTCCTCGTCCAGGTCCCACACCACCGTATAGTCGCTGTTGTTGCAGATTACAACGCCCTCGCCCTCGGCGCATTTGTCGCGGACATTAATGTTGATTTCGGGCATATACTCCCTCCTTTACGCCGTCCTGCGCCATGTGTACACGGCCAGGTACGGCGGCATGTTGTTGTGGGACTGCCCCCCGCAATCGGAGGATTGCCCGCCGGAATACGCATTGTATTGATTGTTTGCGGCCTGATGCAGGCTGACGGCATTCACACCGGTTGTCACGGACTGCCCGGTGTACTTGAAAGTGTGGTTGTGGTCCGGGATTTCCGCCTTGGTCAGTGTGTGGGTCTCCTCGCCGCCTGTAGAGCCAGCCTCGTGAGAGTCGCCTGCCGCCAGCAGAAACCGGTCCTTGATCTGCTCCCAAGTGCCGCCAAACAGGTCCGCTGGAGACGTGGCATCCGTGGACTGGTAGATGCTTCCGACGGGGTGGAGATAGTCCAAGAGAGCTTTCCCCAAATACCGGATGGGCCATTTGAACTCTACCACCTTTTCGTGCTCCGCCACGCCGCCGAAGCAAACCCCGGGCAGGGTAAAGCTTATGTTCAGCGGGACAGAAACGGTGGGGATGGTGATCTCCCGCGTTACCGTGGTGCCCAGGGAATCCGTAGCTTTGACCTGTACAACGATGGTCGTGTCCGTACCAAAGGCAACCAGATACACAGTCTTTGGACCGCTGGTCTGGTCGGCCATCGTGGACGCGCCGGTGATCTCCACAGATGCCTTGTTCCCGGTCAGCTGGATGGATAGCGTAAACGTCAGTTTGATATCATCGCCCATGGCGTTATCGGTCCATGTCCCGCCGGAGTAGTCGCCACGCAAAAAGGTCAAATCCTGGATTCCAGGGCCGCTGTAGGCGTTTACGGTGATATTCTGGGTAACAGATGCCGTGCGCCCTCTGCTGTCCGTGACGGTGGCTACAACGGCCATTGTGCCGCTTTCTGTAAGGACATTCGCCCCGTCCGGGCTGGCGGCTTTTCCGCCGATGGTCAGAGACTTGGCCTTGATGGTGCTGCCATAAGACCCAGCGGCAGCAAACGTGGCTTTCAGCGCGCTCTTGCCCTGCACCCAGCCGTATGTGAGCTGATACCCGGAAGTGTCGGACAGACTCACGGACAGGGTGGGTTTTACCGATGCAGGGATGGAGGCCGTCAGGGTGGTCGTATTGGCGCCCACTACGGCGTCCCCGTTGTAGGTGGTAATTTCCGCCGTAATGTTTACGGAGATTCCAGACGTATTCTGCGCGGCCCAATCCAAGGGCGGCGTATACGATATGGATGTGGCGCTGGATTTTGTCGCCACAGTTACCTGTGCCGCAGAGCCGCACTTGAGTTTGATGGTGTGCGTAAAAGTGCTCACGGCCCGGGTCACTGTAAGTGAACCGGCAGAACCCAGCACAAGCCCGGATGCCGACACGGATGATGCCCGGGGGATATCCGGGAGATTGACCGTGCCTGAAACCGTCAGGCTGGACGGTGTGTAGGATGATGTAAACCCACTGTGCCAGTCCGCAGAGAGCACCACAGACCCCTTGCCCATATTGTTATGGGCCACGGTGATGGACTTGCTGCCCAGCTTGTACCAGCCCATGGAATTGTACCGGTACGGGTTATACACCTTGGTGCCTTGCAGAGTGTAATAGCAACTATTGGCGTCCAGGTTGTAGCTCTCGCCGGTGCCGTCATAAATGTACAGCGTAAGGGCCAGCGTGGACTTGTTGTCCGCGATGCTCTGGGATACGCTGTAATCCAGCCGCAATTGCCAGCCGGTGGCCGATACCGGCCCATAAATGCTTGCCATCAATTCACCCCCACGAAGGACACGGACCCGTTAGGCTGTACGACAATGCCCATAGGACCCAGACGGAACTTGCTCAGTTCCACCAGCTCAAAGCTGTTGTTGTTCCAGTACGCCAGAAGGGTCCCGGAAGTGTCGTAGAATCCGATTTTGTCGTTGTACTCCTTCAGCACGATTTCCGATGCAGAGGAGCCAATACGCAGCACCGGATGGCCGTCATCGTCGATACTGGCGTCGATGAAGTCCGAAAGCGTCTGGCCGTTGACGGTGACTCTTTCTGCGGACATTTGTCCGGCGGTGATGACATTTGCGTTGATCTCACCGTCCATGGTCAAGGCAACGCCGGAAATGGTATTTCCGCCGTCCTTGGAGAATCCCAGCCCGCCTGTGGACATAATCCACATCCGCGTATTGGGCGTAATGGCGGGCGTATCTCGCAGGGTCCAGCCGATTGGAAAGCCCTGTTCGTCCAGAGTCAGTTCATAATACCCGCCCTTTGCCCCGATGATCTTCTGTGTGGCGTTCTGCATGGCCTTGGTAAGGCCCTCATAAGCCCGCTTAATGCGCTGTTCCGTAGGGCTTTCCATGGCGTAATCCGCGTCCTGTGGGGCGTAACTGTGCATGGTGCAGGACAGGCCACCGTACAGGTGAATTTCCTGCTCCATAACACACACGTCCAGCCACTCGCCGGTATCGCCCTCCACCCGGATAACGTCTCCCACCTCAACAGACGGGTCGCAGCGCCATTTCACGTCGCAGGGCTGAAAAGATATCTCTAACTCCGGCTGAATCAGGTCTGCAACGGCCTGGTTCATGTACGGATTTGTGGCCGTGATGCCCAAGCCGGTGCCGGACGTAATGGGTTCATCTTCCGTTCCGGTGGTGAGACTGGATACCGTGTACAGGCCGTCTGCCGTGCGGGTCAGGCCGGACATGTACTGCTGCTCCCGGCTGACCTGGAAAGTGGTTTTTGCATACCACTTGAACACCAGATTGCCGTCCCGGTCGAAGTGCGCGGACTGCCCGCACAGTCCAGCCAGCCACCCCAGCTGCTGTCGGATGGTCCCCTCAAACACAGACTCGATTGTCATGTCCGGGAAAGTCACCGTTGGGGGAGTCAGGCCGCTTTGCGCACACAAGTCCGTCAGCATAGCGTCTGGCGTGGCGGGGAACTCAATTTGCGGGGTGTACTGCTCCGTCAAGGATGCCATCTGGTCATAGCCGGTGATTTCCCAGCCATACACCAAATTTTCCACGCCGTCTGCGGGGATATAGTATCGGCCCAGGGGGACATATTCCACCCCAGACGCTGCGGTGCTTACACCGGCGATTGCCTTACCGGCCACAGCTTGACCGGCAATGGCTGTCGTGCCTGTATCACCACCAGGAACGTAGATGCCGATATACGGCACAAAGTACCCGCCGGACAATTGCAACGGCTCGTCTGGCTTAAAAATGCGGATTTTGCACCGCCCGGAACAGGCAGAGCCGACGGAGATTCCGTCCGAGGAGTCAAACGCCGGTGTTGCG